ATCATGTAATTGCCGAAGTACAGCGCAAAACTTCTCACGCTCTTTTTCTGCTATTAGTTTGGCGAAGGCTATAAAGTTATCACGTTCTTCTTTTTTAATAATTCCACCAAATGCTTGACAAGCCATCTCAATTATTTCTTCTTTAGTCATGCCATCTCCTCAGTAAAGTTCGTATCCAGTTCTGATCTTGGTTGTTGTAGTTAATGGTCGGGTCGTACCTACAACCTATAACTATTCCTGTTTTAGTAGTGGTCATATGTACCTCATAATAAAATCTGTCCAGTGTTTAGTGTCAGCAAATATGCAAGCATCTAAATTGTTCTTAGCAGCCCAGTCTAAATAACTAGTAGAACTCTTTTTAGAAATCTTTTGATTACGTTGTAAGACGTATAGGATGGTTATATCTGGATGTTGTTCTTTAATAAACACAGCCTTCTTTCTATCAGCTCCTGTCCATAGTCCTTTTGTTTCTATGTAAACGTTATTAGTAACAGTAAAGTCAGGTGTGTAAGTGTGATTACTAACAGGTATAACGTATTTAATCTTATTTGCTTCATAAGGTAATTCCCATCCCCGCAGTTTACAAGCTTCTTGGAATTTATTTTCCAATCCGCTTTTGTACATGTTCGGGTTGTGTCTTTTTGGTTTCATATAATTCCGCTTCTTTAACAAGTTTAGCAAACCAAATTAATGTTTCTTGATCTGCTTTGAATGGGTTCTCTCCTGGATTTAACCAGTCTGCAAACCTCTTTGGAAATCTAGCTATGAATGGTGGTGGCATCCTCTGCTCCTTTTGCTCCGCTGCTGGTTGTTGCTTGCTCCGCCTGTGCTCCAGAAGTGCCTATAGGCCTTTCTGTCGCCCCTTCGTTCCCAGGTGGTTCCCAACTGTCGTTGGGCTTCTGCCATATGTATAGAAGTTTCATATTGAGATGGAATCTTTCGTCATCACTATACATTTCTCTACATTTGTCATACCACTCTTCTGGTAAAAGCTCTGCTAACGCTCTTTCTGCTTTAACTGGACCTATACCTGCAACACCCATAATGTTATCACTACGATCCCCTATAAGGCTTTGTAGATAAAGAAATTTAAGACCTTCGTCTGGAGTTACTTCCTGAAATACCTTCTTAACAAAGTTATAGTGTTTTCCAGGTATCTGAAGTAAATCTTTGTCTATGCTACATATAGTTGTTGTAGCTCCTGTTTTATCCTGCTGGATACCCATTTCATCATCTGCTTCATATCCGTCACATATAATAGCTTTGTGCTGTGTTACTAGGAACTCTCTGACAGCTTGCCAATGTACAGGACGCTCATCTGGTCTGTTGGCTTTGTAGCTAGGAGCTATTTCTCTCCTGAAGTTACCCTTACCTGTTAGGTATACGCTGTAAGATGTTGCTTGTGTGTCTGCTAAGATCTCTTGGATCATTGTGTCTGCTCTAGACTGTGCTATCCAAGACTCTTCATCATCTTTTGTTGATGCTGCTGATCTATAAACAACAATGTCTCCGTCAATTAATGCTCTCATACCAATCCTTTCTTTCTTCCTGGTTTAGCTTTAGGTAAGCCATCTTTTTTAAAACCATACTCATTAAACTTAAGCAAAATTTGTTCATAACGATCTAAACGGTCTGTTAGATCCTCAAGAATGTTTGCTTGTAAAGCAGTACGAGTCTGTAAAAAACTTAGTTCTTCTTGAATTTGTTTTTTATCTTTGTTCCAAAAAAACATATCTATCTCCTATTAAAAAGGGGGCCTCGATTTGGTATTTCTATACATATCACTATGTACGTGTATAAGAAAGCCAGAAAACTATACACTTAACATCCTCGAATGCTGGCTTAACAGCCCCAAAACTTACAGTGGCAACTGCAAAACTTACTCTTGTTTACCTTCTTCGTTGTTCTCAGCCATAGCTTGTGCTAAGTCTAAGTCACCTGCTGTGTAAGCTTCAAACTTACGAGCAAGTCTAACAACAAAGTCTAGATTACCTTCTTCTAGTTCAAATGGCTTACCACCTCTTGCAGCAATATAAAGATCAGTAGCTCTAGCTAAAGCATTCTGACGAATAATAGCTCTATCACCATGCAAAGCAGGGATAGGAAATACTTTATCTTTATAACCACCGTAGGAGGCTTTAGGAGCTGTTACAGACGTTCCAGTTGTTGCTGGAGTAGGTGTACCACTACCTTTACTAAGAACGTTTACAGCCTTAGTTTCTACACCATATGTTCCAGAGACACCATCAAACTCAACTTCATAACCAACTTCTACTTTTGGATCTTTAAAACCACATTTAATCCAAGTCCCACTGACTTTCATGGAATAAGTAGGTTTAGTACCAAATTTAGTGTTTACATCTTTTGTGGTTAGTGCTTCCACAATACCTGTCATCATGCTCATGTTAATTCTTTCATGTTAAACCAATCATCACCTACTGATGCTCCTGCATTGAGCTTCAGAGCCAGAGGTGTTCCAAAAATACCTTCAAAATACATATGTGTTTTCTTTAATGTATCTGTTATCTCCTCTATAAAAAGATCCAATTGCATTGGATGTACGTCAAACATAATGGAATCATGGATAGTGTTAACTATACAAACTCCACTCCACATTATTAGCTTTCTAAAGATAACACCCAACATCATTGGTACTATATCTCCAGTAGCTAATCCCTGAATAGGATAATTCTTCATCTCTGTTGGACTAAAATTGTAAGTCTTAGTAGACCAAGAACTATCACTGTAATACTCTTTAAACAAAAACTTTCTACCAGTCTCTGTTTGTAGTACATAAGATTTAACTTTCTCTCTTAAACCATCTTCTCCTACTGCATAATAAGACATACGTTCTACTTTATTTGCAAATCCTGTATGCCATTCACCTACTTTAGGATACCTAGAATAGAACACATCAACAAACTTCTTAGCTTCTTCTAAGCTACAACCTGCTTGTTTGCTGATTGCTTTAGCTCCTGCACCGTAGATCAATTGAAATGTTCTAGACTTGAATGGTTTACGTTCTTCTTTAGTAGGGTTTCTACCAAACATAGACTTGTAAAGAGCACTGTGAATATCTACTCCACTAGAAATATCTTTGATAAGCTGCTCGTCACCTGTTACGTGAGCAAGAGCAACAACCTCTAGCTGGTTAAAGTCAACCTCAACAATATAACCTCCATCAAACCTAGATGTAAAGATCTGTTTGATAGGGTTATTACTGATGTTTTGTAGATTAGGATTGGTTGAAGACAACCTACCTGTGACTGTTGCTGTGTGATTTAGCTTGCCGTGTATAAAGTTATTAATAACATGTTTGCTAAGGCCCTGGACATATGTTGATAGCTGCTTAGATAACTCTCTGTACTTAAGTAGTCCATTGATAAGCTGGATAGCCTTCTTATCAAATGTGTGTTTAAGCATATCGTTGAGTACTGAATCATCTACTGACACTTGTCCTGTCTTCTCAGATACCTTCTCTGGATCTGGTGTGTAAGCTATAAATGGTTTTATAGTTATTGTTTTATCCATAAGCTTGTACTTAGTCTTACCATTTTTATACACGCCTACTTCTTCTTTAACCCTAACCTTCTTCTTACCTCCGAAGAAGAACTGTGACCACTGTTTAGGGCTGTTAATGTCTTCTATGTGTCCTGCTGCTAGTTCTTCTAGGTCTAGCTTAACTTCTACATATTCGTTAACAACTTCTACTGTGTAGTCATCTAAACGTTTCTGATCTATGTGTAGACCATTGAACATCATTTCTGTTGTTGCATGTAGAGCTTCCATCTGAGACTCTATGAGAGCTAGTTGTTTGTTCTCTATAGCTAGTTTGTACTGTATCTCTGCTATGGCTCTTGCGTTATCTACGTCTTGTACAAGATAAGGTGTTAACTCTTCTTCTGGTATCTTGTCAGATCCCAGTCCTGCTTGAAAGTATTTATTTATCTTGTCGTCTTTGATAGGCAACCCATACTTAATACACAACTCATCTAAGCTTGAGAACTTAACTTGTTGTCCAGTAAGAATATACTCAGCTAATTGTGTATCCCATATCTTATGATCTTGAAATTTAATTTTAAGTACAGTACTTTCTTTGTACAAATACATTAAATCAAAAGATATGTTGTGTCCACAAAAGACATACTCATGAGGTATAGATCTTATGTTTTTTATGAAGTGGTCTGCATCATAAGTTACATGTGTTCTAGATGTTCCTGTCCATCCAAACGCTACTACACGGTTATCTGGGTGCATAGGATGAGCTAGTCCTATATCTTCGTTGGCATTCATTGTCGTTTCGACATCTATGCCTATAAATGTTGGTATGGTCATGGTTTTCCATACTCCTTTCTTTGTTAAATTTGTTGTTCTTCAAGTTTATTTAGTTTGTCTATTTTCTCTTGTTGTTCCCTCCCTTCTTTGTATCCTTTACCGTAACCTTGTATGTGTATAGACTCTATAACATCCATGATAAATTTATCAGTGTATCCATAATTACCAAACACTTCTCTTACTAAACTATAAGCTTTATTGTGATCCATTTTTATCCTCTGTTTCTAAATCGTTTTGGTGATATTCTTCTTGTAGTTCATCTAAGAACTCATCTATAACTTTAGATGCGTAATAAGGAACATCTACATTGTTTTCTACTTCATCATCGTCCCAAACAATAGTAATACTCCAAGCTTTAATTTTTCTCATATTTTTCTCTCCATTCTTTAAATTCAGACACTAGTTTTTCTCTTACTTTATCATTATGCAATAACGACATAATAACCATTTGTTTCATGTTTGAGTGGTGTCTAAAATAAATTGCAGCAGCCGTAGCTCCTATACACCACACCCATAAGAACAGCTCACTGATTTCTAATTCAATCATTCAAACCTCGCTCTAATTGGATCTATTGTTATTAAATACTGACCATGTCTTTCTGATTCCATCTGCTTACTACCACCTCCAGGTAGTTTGTTCTTAGGAACATTTAGTGTTCTAATGATCTCTTCCTCTGGAGTCTTAGGTTCTTTGTACTTACCCAATGTGATAACAACATCTGCTTCTCCTGGTTTATCTGTCTTAGAACCTCTGAGAGCATCTAAGCCTATAAACGGTGGATCTTTCATGTCTACTGCTGTTGCACTTAGTTGTGATGCAGCAATAACTGGACCATATGATCTAGCTAATTCCCTAGCCCATTTGTAGATCTTACCCAGTCTAATGTCTTCTCTGTCGTCTGCTTTAAAGCCATCTACTTTGTCAAGCTGGTCAAACACTATAAGTCCTGGATTGATTTCTCTAAACAGTGTTTCTAAGTCTCTGATGTTGTTCATGTCCTTAGTAACACGTATCTTGTCTTTGTTGCCACCCATAAGAGTTGTGTACTGATCCATAGCTGCTTTTGAATCAGCTATGATTACTTTAGACTCTTGTCCAATCGTTGCTTGTACTATCCTGAAGAATACAACTGATGATTCTTCTTCGTTGTTAACCCATACAACAGGTCTGTCTTTGGGTAGTTGCTGTGCTAAGTAACTGACCTCACTAGCTAAGAACGTTGTCTTACCTACTTCAACCCTAGCTGCAACAATAATAAAATTACCTGTACGAAGAGGACCAAGCGAACGATTGAGAACATCGAGTCTCCATTCGTAACCGCTAGAGCTGATACGATCAGCAATAGCAGATAAGTCAGCAGTAACAAACAGCTCATCTTTTTCTATATACCTTTCTACATCTTTAAGGGCGTTGGTTGCTAGGATATGAACGTGTTCAAGATCACTAGAACCTTCTTTAACCTTCTCACATTCTTCCATGATAAGAGCTAAGTAATCTAACTCTATAAGAGTTTTGATAACTTCTTCATGTGCATGGTGCGGAACAAACGTCTTTGCTTTAGTTAGCGTCATACGAAGCTTGACAATAGCATCGTCAGTTAATCGTTTGCTTTGGTCTGCTATAAGAAAAGCAGAAAAACTATCCCAACTGAAATCAGAGATTGTTGGAAATGTTTTGTAGTATTTCTCCATCCCATCAAGGATGATGTTGGTTTCTTTAACGACTACATGCGGTTTGATGTATCGTCTGTATTTGGCTAAGTTCTCTTTGCTTTGAGAGCAAAGATAAAGCACATCGTAATCCATTAGATTCCTTTAGTTGAGAATAGTTTGTAGCTCTGTTGGAGTACATTCTTTTGGTTCTTTGTCTAGATCAAATATAACTATATTTGTGTTTTGTGGTAAAAAATGGTTTAGTCCTTTATATATTTTTTCTGCTCCTTTCCTTCCTGCTTCATCTGGATCTAACCAGATAATGATTGTTTCGTAATGCCCCCTCTCTATGTCAAACAATGCTTTGTCTGACAAAGATGTTCTTAGTAACGCCATAGAAGCATGTGTTGTGTTAAACCCCACTCTCCAAGCACTAAGATAGTCTTCAGTAATTACCAATGTCTTTGTTGTTAGTCTGTTAAACCAAGCAGGATCACCATTGCTTAGTTCACTGACATAATGTGTTGTGTACTTAGGAGCACCTTCTTTAGGTAGCAGGTTTCGTACCTGCCAACCTAACAAAGATTCATCAGGACCATACAGTGTCAAAGCTACAGAGTCTTTGTCTTTAACACCATTAAAACAATTTTTGTTACTGGCATCACAGTGGTAATTAGTTAACCAAACAAAACCTTTAGGGCTTAAAGTAGACAGACTACTAACAGAGAATTGTTCTTTAATGACTTTAGCTGCTGTTGTTTTGTTTAGCCATGTTGATAACCTGTTCTCATCTTTGGCGTATCCTTTGTCGCTACAGTGGTGGCAGTATGCCACTAGTCCTTTGTCTGTTCTTTTGATGTACAGTCTACGTTTGTTGTCTACACCTGCTTCGCAGCCTGTGTGGTTAACGTGTACCTGCTCTCCAATGTTACTAGGAGCATTTGCTACTATAAGTTTTCTATCTATCATTTGTTATCTTTATTAAAAACACAAAATAAATAGCCCTATCCGTAGATAAGGCTATATGGTTTTATGCTTTAAGAGCTAGATCCGTATACTTTGTTAAAGAGTTCATCAGCTACTTTACGCTGCGTATCATTAAGTTTATTAAGATAAACTAATGTATAAGCTTTCTTTAAAGTAAAACCAGCAGATACTTTACGACAAATACTAAACAAAGACCTAGGAGATATTGTTAGACTAAATTGATTAGACTTGTAACCCTGTCTAATTAGATTAGCTAATTTAACAAGTTCTTTAGCAGACTTCTTAGTTACAGTATCTTTCCATTTGTTAACCAACATCTTTTCTTCTACAGAAGGATGTAGATAGTCAATGTAAACTGCTGTGCCAAACCTATCAAGAGTTGCAGAGTTCTGTACGTTAGTACCTGCATGAGCACCTGTATCATCACCTTGACCTTGAGTATTACCAATAGCAACTATCCTAAAATTCTCATGAGGAATGATTTGTTTGTCTTTGGTACTACCTGGCATTTCTTTTAAGAAGAGCTTACCATCGTCTTCTAAGAGCCACTGTAGACCCATAGAAATCTCTGGAGGAGTAACGTCCCACTCGTCCCATGCAAACACAGCACCGTACTTAACAGCTTCTGTAACAGCACCATCTACCCAAACAGTAGAACCATCTTTAGCTGTAAGTTGACCAAAGATCATTGATGAGTCCATGTCACCTGTACAGTTAACTCTAACAAAAGGTCTACCTGTAAGAGCACATAACTGTTCAATCAAACTAGATTTACCTGCACCTGTAGGACCATAACAAAGAACTTTCTCGTTAAGCTCCCAAGACATAAGAATGTTGCTTGCAAGTTCTCTGTCTATAACATAGTCTTTATCAATCATAGGAATGAATGAAGATATACGTTCATCCCAATCATATTCTTTAAAAACTGTTACACCAAAGTCTTCTGTTATTGGTATAAGATGATCTCCAATAACATCAGAGAAATATGCTTGATTTGCTCCAATAGCTTTTTTACTAGTAACATCTTTAGACATATCTTCTGCAAGCTCCTCTAACACTTCTAAGCTTTCTTTGTCTCGTACTGTTGGTACATCTGACGCTGGTGGTCTACGCTTGTCTAGTGCCTCTTTCAAAGCTTTCTTGACTAGGTCTTCGACCTTTCCTGTTGTTGGTTCAGACATTGATTATCTTCCTTTCTATAAGTTGGAGTAAATTCTTAGGTATATCTTCAGGTTTAGTAACAATGCTATGAGCTTTGTAATACTCACTCACAGCACTGCTGCATAAACCTAAACCATAAATATCTACAAATTTACAAGCTTCTATCTCTTTGATTACCTTACTCGTAAACTCTTCTAAACCGTCATATCCTGCTGAAGCTGCTGGACTACCATCAGACATAACAATTAGAAGTTTCTTCTTTTCTTTTCTTTTGGCTATCCTATTAAATGCCCAGAGAATGTTTTCACCATCAGGATTACCTACCATAAAACTGCTACTACAAGAAAAATATTCTTTGATACTCTCGTCATTAACAGTTAAATCAGAAAAGCTTTTGTAAACAAACATCAAAGGAACATGTTCGCACATAGGTCTAGATCCATCAGTGAAGCCAACAATCTCAACTGGAATGTTAAGAGTTGTGCATACTTCATTGAGTAGCAAAGTAGATGCCAACGCATACAAAGCTTTATCTCCAGACATAGAGCCTGACATATCAACTAACACTGATATACAAGCATCTAGAGTTTTGTTTTCTATTTTGTTTTTAAATACTCTTTCATTAAACCCAGGAGCATTAAAACAAATACGAGACAATCTAGATTGATCTAGCTTACCTCTCTTAACTCCGTACTGTCTTTGCACTTTAGCTTTGATCTGAATCAATCTTCTAACTTGTTGTGCAAAGTTTTCTTGAGCTAATAACCTACTACCTACTCTTTCTTCATAAGAAGCTATAAATCTACGGCTAATGTTGAAGTATTGTGCTTCACCTAAATTCTTTGGATAATTAATAATTATAAATTTATCATAATCAGTTAATTTCCAATCTCTACCTTTACTGCCTGAAGGCTCAAGATTAATACCTACTTTACCCATTTCACTTTCTTCTGGCATAGTGATAGAGTAGTTTTGTATTTCTTCTTCTGTAAGCTTTAGAGTGATGATTTTATATTCTTCTTCATCTTTCTCTTTTTTGCTTTCAACAGGTAGTTTTTCTTTGTCTTCGCCATTTTCTTTGCCTTCGGCTTCTTCTTCTGATGTTTTGTCTCCTTTGACAAGCTCACCTGATGAGCTACTCCTAGCATCCATTTCTTTCTTGAACTCTTCCTTGCAGCTTTTACCTAGTTCTTTGAGAATATCAATTGCTAAGTTGTAAGTTGCTTCCGTGCCTAGTCTTTTATCCAGTATCGAATGACAATGAACAAGACGATCAGAAAAGTTATTAAGAACATCTATTATCTTTTTATCAGGGGTTATTGAGCTGCCTACCAACTGCATCATTGGGAAGTTGTGTGCTGATATTTCAGAATCCCAATGAATGAAAGTTGTAATGAGTCTAGACATGAATGAAAAGTCTTTACTAGCTTTAGCAACAATTCTTGTTACTATGCTAGAACTACATTCATCATAGTTTTCTCTAAAGCCTTGATACTCTAAAGCTTCAATGTTATTGATTCTGGAATCTTCAAGGAAATTCCATACAAACAACAAGATACCTTTAGGATCTACAGCTTTTTCTTTAAGAACTTCAAAACAGCTATAACGATCATGGGCTACTTCATGGTCTGTAGAAGCCATTAGATCTCTTAGCTGTTCATCAGTTGTGTCAACTGTTATCTTAGGCAAATAGATGGTTTTACCATCATGCCTAGGTTGGTTACTGTCTTCAAATACGACTGACAAGCCAGCTCTACCTGCACTTGCCCGAACATATTTCATGACTTCAATGCCTTTTGTTAGCATCTATTAATATCCTAAGTGAGATAAACGAGCTTTAACTTCTCTACAAACAGCATCAGCATCCAGTGTTTCTGGTACTTTAGTCATTTTGTCGATAAGTTGAGTAACATATTCATTGATGGATACGTCTGTTTTAACAGGCTTTGCAGCTTTGATTTTGCTTTGCAATGCTGTTTTACCAATATAGCTCCCGTTATCATCTACAAGAGCTATACCAAGGTTCATAGCACTGTGTATAACGCTCTTAGCTGATCTCCAAGGACCTGGCATAGATGACACCTCAAAGTCTTTTTTAATGGCTCTCTCAGTGTCTTTAAGCTCTTTTGTAAATGTTTCTACAGAACTGTGTGTAAAAGCTACTTGTATCATCTTTTCAAAAGTACTTGTAGCTGAAGCATCTGAAACAAGAGATTCAGTTGCAGCAGCATACAAAGTATCTGAAACCCCAGAAGGTTTATCCATATTTACTCCATAAGGAACAAAGGCAACATTGCCTCAATACAGCTCTATTCCTAAAACTGTATTAAGAAATGCTAAAGGGGAACGTATGTTACAGCAAGAAATCGTCTTGCTCACCGTCATAGAACCAATTTAAGTAGGTGTAAATACCTGATTTAAATGAATTGTCAAGAGGATTTTTTTCATCTAGTTGTAGCTCATCTACAACATCCTCATGGTTTAGATCTTCTATCGAAGTAAATGTAAATTTCTTACTCATATCTATCTCCTAAAAAGTTATTAATAACACAGAGGGCGAAGCCATCCCCGCCCCTAAAAGCGGGGTGGCAAGTCCGATACTCATATCCAAGTGACGACCTAGCAAGCAAGTGCCACCTACGGTGGCGAGCAGCTTGCCTGGGAGGAACGTTAGTGGGTAGAACGACAGTGGATAGAACGTTAGACACGCTCGTCATCATCAACATCGCTAAAAATGTCATCTTGACAAGCTTGACACATACCACTTATCTCATACTCTTGTTCTGAAATTAAGTTTTTAAAACCAGTAACACGTTGATTGCATATCGTACAGTTGTCTTCCGATATGGATTCATTAGAAAAGAATATGTGCTCTATAGCATTTCTCATTGGTGATGTTTTATGTTCCACGTGAAACTCCTTAAAAAGACTTGAACTTACGGTACTCATTTAATAAAGAAAAATAGGAAATAGGGTATCGTCTTCTTCCCATAACATCCCACTGAACAACAACAGTATCAGAATCATATTTCCAACATCCATCTTCAGTGAGTCCTTCTTTTGTATAGTTATAAGCTCTAGACATTGATGCGTCTTTACTGCACACATCTGTTGTGATTATTATCTTTCCTCCACTTATGTTGTCAGCTTCAGCAAAGTTATTTGCTTGTACAGAACAACTCAATACCAATGCTGATGTAATAATAAAGTTCTTAATTTTCATGATGATAATCCATAAAATAGTACTAAAGCTAAACAAAAACCAATAGCTACAGCTAATAAATAATCCCAAGTAATTTCTTTGTATTTCATCTTACAAGTCCTCCTTTAGTGTTGATACCAATTAAATCGTCTTTGTTAAAACAAGCTATGTAGTTTGATTTGTGCATAGGAACGATTGTGAATAATCGTTCTCTAGCACTCTTCTCACCACACTCTAAACAGGTCCTATAACCTGCATTCCATCTACCCTCTGCAACATCGTCTGTACACAATATGCAGAGGTATTTGTAAGTCTTAAGAGTAGTCATATTCAATAGTTGTTATCTTTTCTATACCTAGAACATCCATAGCTTCTAGTAAATGACAATGAGCAAGATCATTGTTACCTTGTTTCATCCTAAATTCAGCATCACGGATAAGTTCCATAGCTCTAGTTATTTCTTCATTTGATAGATTTGTAATCATATAGTTCTCCTTTATGTTAATAAACTGACCTTGCACCATCCCATTTATCCTTGATAACCCTAGTACTTACAAAATTGTTACTAGGAACAATATCTGGATCTAAGTCACTGATGTACTCAGACCATTCTTGTTTGGTAAGTACGTCATAGCCTAAAGCCTTGACGTATTGATACGCTATAGACTCTTGTTTATAGCTAAGTTGTATAGACCTACATCCATGCTCCCATTCGAGATCTGTAATACCACAGTCTCCAGTACGTATGACTGCTGAGTGTTCATGTGTAATAGCGATATGATGGATCATTTGAAAATCTCCAGTTATGAAATAAGAAAAGGTAGTAGAGTTAACTACTACCTTAGAGCAACTTAGTTGCGAGCTACAGCATCTGCTTTTAGCGTAACACGAAGAGACTTGATCGCATTGAAGAGGTCTCTGACTTCGGTTTGTCTGACGTTGTCATACTTCTCCATAGACCACAGAGCGTTTGAGAGCAACTGTTGTGCCAAGAAAATTTGCAAACCAGCAGGTTTGTGCTCTACTAAATTGTTGAAAGCGTTGAAATCGAAATTGCTTTGCTGTGACATAACTAACTCCTTGTTTTGTTGATAAAGTGAGGGGGTTTCGTTCCCCTCGCCCAAGAGGGGGGACGAAAGCCTCGCACCAACAAAACGAAGTGCGCCCGCCCCCACACACCAACACTGTCCGCTGAGGTGCATGGCCTATGACAGGTTCCGCTTGCGGGTTCTGGCGTAGGACAGTGCCCCTACACAAGCAGCGTATACAACAGACGGGCGGGCAAGCGTAGAAGAGTTAGTTCTGTGACAGCTTTAGAAGTAATTTAGTCAACGCTATGAAATGATCTAGGAGATCGAATTGTGGTGTAGTAATGGGTAGATATGTAAGTGTAAAGATGTGGGCTACAAAGTATGTTTAAATCAATCGTAGATGGTAATGTAGGTCAAACGATTGTATTGAAACAATGATATAACAATCTATGGGCAGTAGTTGTAAGTTATTGATTGATATAGTGTTTGTAATATTACTTTTAGTTATATAGAAAGTAATACTATATAGCTATATATCCTAGGGGGTAGGTAGGGGGGAAATATATTATTTAACTGATGAGATTTATTACACAATATAAAAATTCTATACAGTTTTAAACAAAGGGGGGTAGCTGTTGATGCTCGTATCTACGATACTGCGTAGGGGGGTTACTTAGAATATGTACACCTGATAAGGCATATATGTTTAATATCTCGTCTATACATAGACTCGCTATAAACATGCTGTTATTTATATATATGACCGAAAAAGAAAAAAGAGTAAAAAAGAAAAAGATGGGGCTAGTATCCTGTAAACACTAAAACCTTGTCAAGTCCACTAAAGTATTCATTTCTAAGAAATATTGAAAATATATTTTATTTGTATCACATTGTAAAAAGTATGATATATTTCAAATCATCTAAGGAGGTACTATGGCTAAATCACCAGCATGGCAACGTAAAGAAGGTAAGTCTCCATCAGGAGGTCTTAACGCTAAAGGTAGAGCATCTGCTAAAGCTCAAGGACATAACCTTAAAGCCCCTCAACCTGAAGGTGGTTCTAGGAAAGATTCATTCTGTGCCCGTATGAGTGGTATGAAAAAGAAATTAACTGGAACAGCTAAAGCCAAAGATCCTAATTCTAGAATTAATAAAGCTCTTAAGAAATGGAAGTGTTGATATGCCAATATCTACAGGAACTAATCCAAAAGGCTTATATGCCAACATCAATGCCAAGAAGAAACGTATAGCCAAAGGTTCTGGTGAGAAGATGAGAACACCTGGAACTAAAGGTGCTCCTACAGCTAAAGCATTTAAACAATCAGCTAAGACAGCTAAAAAACGTTAGTAGAAAGAGATAATAATATGCAAAGAGGTAAATCTAAAAACAGTAGGTTTAAGAAAGCCCATTGGACTCAAAACCAAAAGCTTCAAGCTGTTAGTACTTACCTTATGTTGGGCAATATGTCCCAGACAGCTATAGTTACGGGTATACCTTTACAGACCCTTAAGATATGGAAGTACACAGATTGGTTTAAAGAGTATTGTCTTCAGCTACAGTCTGAAGATATACAACAAATGGATTCTAATGTTAAAAGGGTTGTAGACAAAGCTTTAAAAACTGTAGAAGACAGATTAGATTTAGGTGATGCTCAGTTTGACCAAAAAACTGGAGAGATTGTACGTGTACCAGTCAAAGCTCATGTAGCTTTAAAGATCACGACAGAACTTATGACCAAGCAAGAAAAATCACGACAAAACCCTGTTAAAGAAGAAATAGAACGAACTATAGACGACAGACTTATAAAGCTTAGTGAAGAGTTTGCTAAATTTGCTAGTATGAACAGCAAAACTATTAAAGATGAAACTAACATAGTTGATGTTAAAATGGCTGAAGTTGTTAGATGAGCAAGCTCAATGCTGAGGTAATGGAGGGGTTTGTTAATTCCGTTCTTAGAAAGAACTTTGATAAACCTGCTGCTACCCCAGAGTTTCATAAAGAAATATGGAATCTTGTTACTAGTAACAGCAAACAAGTTGCAATTGCAGCTCCTAGGTATCACGCTAAATCTACGGCTGTAACCCATGCCTATACACTGGCATCTGTCTTGTTTAGAGAGTCTAGGTACGTTCTTATAGTCTCAGATACTGTAACTCAAGCTGTTCAGTTTCTTGGGGATATTAAAAAAGAACTGTTAGACAATGATGATTTAAGATCCCTTTTTGGAATCAAAGGGTTTGCTAAAGATACAGAAGATGACCTTATAGTTGAAATGGAAGACAACCATACCTTCCGAATACAGGCTAAAGGCAGTGAACAAAAACTACGGGGACTTAAGTGGGCTAACCTTAGACCTGACCTTATCATTGGCGATGATATGGAAAATGACGAGATTGTAATGAACAAAGACCGTAGGATGAAATTTAAAAGATGGTTCTACGGTGCTTTGGTTCCTTGTATATCTTCAACAGGTAAAATTAGGATTGTGGGAACAATACTACACTTAGACAGTTTATTAGAAAACCTTATGCCCGCTTCTCAACTAGGTTCCCACAGGGGTATTAAAAGTTTAGTAAAAGAAGATCTAAAAGAATATGCACTAAACAAATTGCCTTGGAAGTCTGTTAAGTACCGTGCTCATACAGATGACTTTAAACAATTGCTTTGGCCTGAAATGAAGTCTGCTGAAGAGTTTAGAATGCAAAAAGATGACTATGTACGCCAAGGACTGGCTGATGTTTACTCTCAGGAGATGCTTAATATCCCATTAGATATTACAAGCACTTTTTTTAAGAAATCAGACTTTATACCTTTTAAACCAGAAGATCACAAGAAGAACCTGGTATATTACGCTACTTGTGATTTAGCTGTATCTCAATCTCAAAAGGCAGATTACTCTGCTTTTGTGGTGGGTGGTATGGATGATGAGGGTAAGCTATACTGTAAACACGTAATCAAAGAGCGTATGGACGCTTTGGAAATTGTGGATACAATACTGATGATTCAAAAGGTATATAAGCCCGTACTCTTTGGATTGGAGCAGGGTACTATTCAGAAAGCTATAGGACCTTATCTCAATGAGGCAATGCTTAAGCGCAATGAGTTTATCAGTACTGTCTTATTAAAACCAAGCGGTGATAAACTTACCCGTGCTAGAAGTATTCAAGCTCGTATGAGAAGTGGGGCTTGTAGGTTTGATAAAGACGCAGATTGGTACCAAGGCTTTGAGGATGAGCTACTTAGATTTCCTAGAGACAAGCATGATGACCAAGTTGATGCTTGGGCTTATTTGGGATTGATGCTTGATAGGATGTGGGAAGCTCCAACCGAAAAAGAAATCCAAGAAGAAGAGTACGAGGCTTTTATTCAAGAAAGTAATATAGGAGCAGACCAAGGTCGTTCTATTGTTTGTGGGTATTAAAATATATGAACCTAAAAGACAAATTTGATATTAACGACCTCATGTATGAGGCTAATATTGCTAACCTTCTTTGTGAAGAAGATTTAAAAACCATTGGTATGCAAGTTGTCAAAGACTTTGATAATGACTTGCAATCTAGAAGTGTTTGGGAAAAACGTACAGAAGCGTCTTTAAAACTAGCTTTACAAATAGCTGAGACTAAAAACTTTCCTTGGGCTAATGCCAGTAATGTTAAGTTTCCCCTTATTACTATTGCTGCATTGCAATATCATGCTCGTAGCTATCCTGTTCTTATTGACAGTGATTTGCCTGTTAAATGTAGGATAGTTGGAGAAGATAAAGACGGTCTACGTAGCATGAGAGCTACACGAGTAGAACAACATATGAGTTACCAGATCTTTGAAGAAGACGAAGACTGGGAATCAGAGATGGATAAAGTTTTAATTACACAACCTATTATTGGTTGTGCTTTTAAAAAGACTTATCACGATCCAATTAAGAAGCACAACATTAGTGAAAACGTATTAGCTAAAGACCTAGTAGTTAATTATTGGACTAAAAGTTTAGAAAGTGCTCCCAGAGTTACCCATATCTTACCAATGAATAAGAACGACATCTATGAGCGAGTAGCTCGTGGATTGTGGTTAGAAGTATCTGAGGGTCGTCCTCAACAAGACTCTGTTCTTTCAATGGGACAGGGTTTACAAAATTTACAGGACAAAGCTCAAGGTTTAATGCCACCAGAGCCTACAGATGGAAGTACTCCTTATGAAATTCTTGAACAGCATTGTTTTATTGATCTTGATGATGACGGTTACGCTGAACCTTATATTGTCTATGTTCGTAGAGACACTAAAAAGGTTGCTAGGATTGTTGCTAGATACACCGAAAAAGATGTAGAAAGAAATAGTAAAAATGTAATCTTAAGTATTAAAGCTGAACAGTACTTTACTAAGTATCCATTCATTCCATCACCTGATGGTGGTTTCTATGATTTAGGTTTTGGTGTGTTGCTTGGACCACTTAACGAATCAATCAACACCATTATGAACCAGCTTATTGATGCTGGTACTTTAGCTAACACTGCTGGTGGATTCTTAAGTCGTGGTATTAAACTCCGTGGTGGTAACTATAGTTTTAATCCAATGGAGTGGAAACACGTAGACACCACTGGAGATGATTTAAGAAAAGGTATTGTTCCTTTACCAGTACGTGAACCTTCTCAAGTTATGTTTACTCTTCTTAATCTTTTGATTAACTATGGAGAACGTATTGGTGGTGCTGTAGACGTTATGACAGGTCAAAACCCTGGTCAAAATACTCCTGCTGAAACTACTCGTACTATGGCTGAACAAGGTATGAAGATATTTAACGGTATCTTTAAACGTACTCACCGTAGTCTTAAACAAGAGTTTCGTAAGCTATACAGACTTAATCAAATTTTTATTTCTGAAAACACACATTACGTATCTAATGCCACAAATGCAGGTATTATTTTAACTGATGATTACGAGGGTCCTGTAACAGATGTTTGCCCAACTGCTGACCCAAGTATTACATCTGATACACAAAGATTAAATCAAGCTATGGGTATAGCTTCAAGAGTGGCTGCTACTCCTGGTTTGTATAACCGTTATGAAGTAGAACGTACATTCTTAAGAGCTATGAAGATTACAAATATTGAAAAGGTATTGCCAGATCCTAAAGGACCTAACGCTGTACCTCCACCAGTTAATCCTAAGTTACAAATTGAACAGCTTAAGATACAAGCTAAACAAGCTTCTGACCAATTAGAAATGAAAATGGCTTTGCTTAAACTTATGTCTGAAGCAGAACTTAACCAAGCTCAGATTCAAAAACTACAAGCAGAAGCAGAAGCCATTAAGATTGGTATTGCTACTGAGGGTGAGAAGATGCGTATACAAGAAATTAATATGCAAATTGGTTTACAAAGAGAACGTAGAGAAGGTTTGTTAACTGCAATAAGTACAATGAATAGTGTGTACGACACTATGATGAAGCATGGTAAAGATTCCCCTGGAGATGACATGGTAAGTAATCTTATGGGTGGTCAACAAGGTATGGGACAGCCTCAACAACAGGAGATGCCCCAATTACCTCAGTAAGAGTTTTTTAGTAAGGAGAGAAAATGGAAGCAGTAAGCCCAGGTAATTTTGAAGAGTGGAAACAACACCCAGTTACTAAACGTCTGATGAAGATGTTAGCTAACGATAGGGAAATGATGAAAGAAGGATTGGTTAACAATTCTTATGATGAAGATGAGGAAGTTAAAGGTAGATGCCGAGCAATCGCAATTATCCTTAATATAGAGTATGAAGATTTATACGAGTCAAAAGAAACTAGAGAGGTTATAAATGAGCAATGATTCTGGAATTAATCCCGTAGGTTGGCGAGTTCTTGTAAAGCCCCAGGAAGTTAAAAAGGTATCCAAAGGTGGAATTATTTTAACTACTGAGACTACTGAAGCACGAGAACAAATGGGCAATACAACTGGTATTGTTATAGCAATGGGTGACCAATGTTATGCCGATGAACCTGCACCTTGGTGTAAAGTTGGGGATAAGATTATATTTGCTAAATACGCTGGACTGTTGTATTTAGGCAAAGACGGAAACAATTACCGTATGATTAACGATAAAGACATTACGGGAACCTTGGATGCTGATGTAGACTTGGTAGATCCTTATTTAGCTAAAACTTAAGTTGACACTTAAACAAAGATAGGAGTAAGATATGAGCGATGATGCAAATGTTACTAGTAACAATGAACTAGCCGCAGAAATTTTTCATGAGGCTGAATCCCAAGGATGGGTTCCAAAAGAACGTTTTCGTGGTAATGAAGCTGATTGGGTTGATGCAGATGTGTTTGTAAAGAGAGGTCGTGAGATTCTTCCTATTCTTAGAAAGAACAACGAGAACCTTGTAAAAGATTTACAAAGCACTAAACAACAACTACAAGAATTTAAATTAGCAGCGGAAGAGTTTAAGAAGTTTCAAAAAGAAGCTTTTGAACGCAAAGCTCAAGATTACGAGAGACGCATTGAAGAAATTAAAGAAAGCCGTGCCCAAGCTATTAGTGATGGGGATGGAAAGAAAGTTAACGCTCTAGATGATGCCTTAGATCAAGCTAAGGAAGAACTAGTAGAAGCTAAACAAGCCGTTAAAGATGCAGATAGAGTTCCTGTAACTCCACCTACACCTACTATTGAACCTGAGTTACAAACTTGGTTAGACAGTAACAAGTGGTTTGGTGAAGATAAAAGAATGACAACTATTGCAAACGGATTAGGTGAAAGCATTCGACTAGAGTTCCCAAGTCTTAAAGGGCAACCTTTTTTAGACAAGCTTGATGAAGTGTTAGCAGAAGAGTTTCCTAATAAGTTTGGTGCAAAGAAAAGTCCTAGCAGTAGAGTAGAGTCTGGATCGGGTAGGCAAAGTCGCACAAGCGGCAGTAATGCTCAATCGTATGATAATCTTCCTGCTGAAGCAAAAGCAGCTTGTGATCGGTTTGTAAAACAAAAGCTTATGACCCGTGAACAGTATGTAGCTGATTTTGATTGGTCTTAATTTAAAGTAAACTTAGAAAGGAAATAGATATGCCAAGAGCACTAAATGAGTTTGAAAAACGTGATCGTCTAGTAGAGAAGTTGGAAGAAAGAAAAGCAGCAATAGAAGCTCCTACTCCTGCTACAGATGGTAGAACTCGTAAAAGACGCAACACTTTTAATGGCACAGAAGCCAAGATAAGTGTTAGACAACAAATTGAAGGATACCACTTACATGTCTTTACAGACGTAGGAGGTAGAATTCAAGAAGCACTAGATAATGGGTATGAATTTGTAACCCCTACCGAAGTAGGTGGTGTGAGTGAAAACGTAGTTAGCCGTAATGGTGACCTCGGAGAAAGAATTAGGTATCTTGTAAATCCTCGTGCTGAAGGCACAGAACAATACGGATACCTTATGAAGATTAGGCAAGAATGGTATGAGGAAGATCAAGCCGAACTTCAAGCTAAAAATAATACGATTGATTCTTCTATTCGTAGAGGTAAGATTACTGGAGAAAATCCAGCATTCTATGTACCTACAGGTGGAATAAAACTTAACAATTAATTTAAAGGAGTCTTAAATGGCTAACGTTTCCCGCCCTCGTGGTCTGTCTCCAGTTGGAACTGTAACTGGCGCACCATTCAACGAGCAAGGCCAATTGTTTGCAATTGCTAACGATGCTACTAACACCTACGCTATTGGTGACTTAGTAACATACGCTGGTGGTTCTGATACAAACGGTGTTGCTTACATTACTAAAATGACCGCTGATAGCACTGAGCCTCTTGGTGTTATTGTTTCTATTCGTCCTGCTGATCCTGGTGTTAGCTTACAAGGTGTTGACATTGACCTTGGTAAACTTTACATTCCACAATCTGCTGGTCTTCGCTATGTTTACGTAGTGACAGATCCTAATGTTGTGTATGAAATCCAAGCTGATACTTATGCTTTAGCAGACGTATTTAAAAATGCTGGTGGTAACTACACTGCTGCTGACTCTTTGTCACAGTCTTCACCCCAATCTAGTTTGACTCTTAAAGCTTCTACTGTTACCGCATTGGGTACAAGTGGTTCTTTAGGATTACCATTCACAGTTATTGGATTTGCTCAACGTTCAGATAATGCCGCTGGTTCTTATGCTAAAGTAAATATTGTTCTAAACAAAGCATTCTTTAAGCAAGCCCAAGGTACAGCTTAATCTAATTAATTAAATAGGAGAAATAAAATGGCAGGTGTAATTACCACAGGTTCCCATCCCAAAGCACTATGGCCTGGTGTCAAAGCTTGGTGGGGTCAAACCTACAATGAGCATCCAGAAGAGTACACAGCTCTTTTTGATAAAGACACATCCAATCAAAACTATGAAGAAGATGTTGAGTTAACTGGCTTCGGTCTTGTTCCTGTAAAAGAACAAGGTGCTGGAGTTCAATACGACTCTGAAATCCAAGGCTTTATTACTCGCTATACACACGTTGCTTATGCAATGGGTTACATAGTGACTAAAGAAGAAATGGACGACAACTTGTATGAGCAAGTATCTAAGAAACGTGCTGCTGCTTTAGCTATGTCTTTTAGACAAACTAAAGAAAACGTTGGAGCTAACGTTTACAACCGTGCTTTTAACAGTACTTATTTAGGTGGTGATGGAGTACCTTTGTGTTCTACAGCTCACCCAAATACTACTGGTGGTACGTTTGCTAACAAGCCTACTGTTGACGTTGACTTGTCTGAAGCAGCTTTAGAAGATGCAGTAATTGCAATCATGGGTTTACAAAACGACCGTGGTTTGTTAGTTGCTATTCAACCTAAAGATTTGCACATTGCTCGCCAAGAAGTGTTTAATGCTCAACGTATTCTTCACTCTAGCTACCAAACAGGTAATGCCAACAATGACATTAACGTCATTAAGTCTGGTAACTACTTGCCTGGTGGATTCAAAGTAAACCATTACTTTACAAGCCCACACGCTTGGTTTATCCGTAACACTATTCCTGGTGGAACTGGTATGAAGTACTATGAGCGTCACGCCATTACATTCGATCAAGACAATGATTTTGATACAATGAACGTTAAAGCCAAAGGCTATGAGCGTTATTCTTTTGGATGGTCTGATCCTCGTGCAGTATGGGGCGTTAACGGTCCTTGATTGTTATTAGTAACATTAGCCCCCCTTTACTGGGGGGTTTTCTTTAATTTAATGGAGTTTATAAAATGGCTTATGAAATGTCTAAAATGAAGGGTAAGCGTCCTGAACCAAAAATGACCAAACAAGCTGGTGAAGGTTCTGTAAAGAAGATGGCTGCTGCAAAAAAGATGGCTTCTACAATGAAACCAGCAGCAAAAAAGAAAATGATGAAAAAGAAAATGTAATCTTAGTGTAGAATACAATAATCCAATGACGCTGTAGAAATACAGCGTTGTTATTCTAAACAACGTCAAAGGAGTTTTTAAATGGCAAATCCAACCCGTTTCCCCGCTGGTATTAGTACTTACGTCAATAAGACTAACAGCGTTCTTGCTACTTTCCCTAATGTTCCAAACCCAACTCAGTCAAGTGTAGTCACTTCTGAAATGAATCCTTATGTTGCTGGTTTTTACACAGTAACTAATACAACTGCCACTATTGGTGCTGGTACAGGTCTTACTGGTTTTAATGCAGGTATTGTTTCTCTTGCTGTAACTACTGCATCTGGTGGTAAAGCCGCAATTGCTCTTAACGGCAATAGTTCTACTGGTCAAGCAATTCAATTGATTCCTGGTAATCAAATGTGGTTTAACATTCAAGTAGCACACAACTCTACTTTCTTATCAGACAGCACTACTGTGTCTCGTTATGGTTTGTTTGATGTATCTGATACTACTGGTACTATTGCCAATGGTGTTTACTTAGAAAAATCTGCTGGTAGTACAGCTCTTAAACTTGTTATTAAGAACACTGGTTTAACAGGGTCTACTGTTACCACTACTATTAATAACGTAGCTGATTTAGCTAAACCAAGTGGTATTTATGGAGACACCAGTTCTACAGTTGGTACACTAACTACTGCTGGTAGCTCTAACAAGTACACAAGTATTGTTGTTGGTACAGCAGGTTCTGGTTACGCACAAGCTCCTTTAGTTCGTGCTACTGGTGCTAACGGAAGCAGTCCTTATGCTCAACTGTATTGCCAAACACAAAGCAGTTCTTTATATGCTCCTTACATCACACACATTGGTGGAACAGGTTATACAACGTTTACAAACGAAGTTAACCATTGGCTTGATCTGTCTTTCTGGTATGACGGTAAAGGTCGTTTCTTCTTTGGTGTTAACGGTAAACAAGTTTTGTCTATTGGACAAGATGGTACTACTGCATTAGCTGCTGGAGGCACTGCAACTTCTGGTAATTCTTTTGCTGTTACCAATGCTTCTATGACTTCTTCTATATCTCCTATTCTTCCTTATGCAGGTGCTTTTGATAACATCATGCCTATGGTTGCTCTTAACGCTGCTG